TCCCTACTCCTACTCTTGATATCGTAAAATCAGATACATCATAATTTAAACATGCATTGGTATCTGCAATATGAACCTGAATTGGTCGAATGTCTATCTCTGCCAAGTCATTTCGTAATTTTCTAAATTTAGATAGTTGTTCCTTTACAAGAGAGTTATCAAAATTTTCAAGATCATCTATAAGATGTGACATCAACCCTTCTATTTTTATACTTGGATTTTGAGATAATTTCTGAATAACATCTAGTGCGCGCTCGTAACGTATTCCTGTTCGATTGAATCCTGTATCAACAAAAACAGTTATATTTACAGTTTTACCTTTCGGAATATCTTGTATTATACGAGGTATTGCTTCTTCATCGAAGATCGCAATTTCAATATCATTGTGAAATGCATTGAACACATCACGCGAATAAGAATCATATAACCATGCTAAGATACGACCTTTGTCGCCACTATTTCGTAATTCTAACGCTTCATTCACAGTAGCTACACCAATATAACCAATACCAATACTTCTAAGAAATTTGGCAATTTCTACTGCGCCATGTCCGTATGCATTACCTTTAATAACTGGCATTATTTCTGTTCCTGATACCTTACGGATTATGTTAATATTCGATTGTATTAGTTTAGTATTAATAACGAGACATGATGTATTATTATTCATTATTTCTTTTATTAAATTTTTTCGTTTTTGAGTTTTATTATAATATCGCTGATTACGGTATCGTTTTAACGTAACCATTATGATTATATTATTATATTATCTACATATTATAATCATACCGATTGAAATAACATGACAAAATCTCTCGGACTCTGTCGCTACAAAGATATATTTGGACGCCCAAGAGAAGGGGCACATGCGTACAGGATATTCGATATTGCAGTGATTGATGTCGCTGCAACTGTCGTGGTCGCGTTCTTGATCGCACACTTCTTCGGGTTCGTGTTTTGGAAATCTCTCGTTGTCCTCTTTATTATTGGGATCATATCACATCGTTTGTTCTGTGTGCGAACAACGGTGGATAAGTTTTTATTTCCGAATGTATGATACAAATCTTGATTTCATAACGAAATGAGTCGTTCCATCTATTGAATTACAAATACCAACAAAAAACTTTAAATTCTTCTCTTATATAAAGACCCAACAAAATAAAATGTTCAAAACCAGTGTTTTTGGATATATCATTATTATTTTTATTATTGTCGTGTGTCTAAAGATCTACCAAGAATCCGACGCGTTTCAGTTAAAATGCATTGTTTCAAAAGTGGATGGCAACAAGTACTGTGTCCGCGAACGCGCGAAACTAGAACTCGCCGCCGATCTCCTTGCAACCGTTACCCAGAAAATGAAAAAGGTAGTGAAACATATGGGCGATACATTCCCCGAACGCGATAACGTAAAACGTTTAGTGAAAAACTTCCGCCCAGAAAAGGTCAGTGAAACACTCCCTACAAGTGAATACACTGCGTATAGTGAGAACAAGGGTGAGAAGCTCGCATTTTGCGTCAACACCACGAAGAAAGGGAATAAGCTCATCGATGAAAATACACTCACATTTGTTGCACTGCATGAGTTGAGTCACATTATGACGGAAAGTGTCGGACACAAAGACGAGTTCTGGGACAATTTCCGATTCTTAATCGATGAAGCGCAAAAAATCAAAATCTACAATCCGGAAGATTATAAAATGAAACCAAAAGAGTATTGCGGAATGACGATTAATGATAATCCCCATTTTGACAACTAGCGCGCGCGTCCGGCCGCGAACCGCCGGGCGCTAACGCGCCATGTAAGGGGAGGGGGAAGATAGTATTAGTAACGCGTCAAAATCTAATTGGTACTGAACGGCGCGTGAGCGCCCGGTGGTATGCGGCCGAACGCACCCGGTGGTACGCGGCCGGACGCGCATTATACCTCCATCAGTCTCGATAATTGCAAGAATATTGTATTTGGTGTTCGTCGTTCTTGTATCGCCTTGAGATCCGCCGGTCGTGTAATACTTGCAACAAGATCACGGTCAACATATGTTACGCGGTAAACTTGATTACTCTCTTCTCCTTCTGCAAAAAATGAGACATATTCTGGTATTGTGCCTGCGTCAGTCCAACACCAGATCGCACGATGTATATGTTTATTTCGAAGCTCTTGCCATTCTTCAACAGATTTATATTGATACATCAGTGGAAATGCTGCATCATGTTCATAACTCTCATCGACAAATGTCACGAATATATCATCAACTGGGAACAACGTTGGCGAAGCGAGAACTTGTTCGTAGATGGATGCGCCGCCAATGAACCAAACGTGATCATAATTCATTACATAGTTACGGATTTCCGAGAGATTCTTGATGAATGTAACGCCAGTAGGAGGTGAACCAGTGGACCCAGATGGCGTCAACGAATCCACATCATGTAATGCAGATACGACGAAATTATCACGAAAAGGCAGTGGTTGTACGTTTGCTGGAATACTCTCCCACGTCTTTCGCCCCATTACCACTGCACTATTGTATGGAAATACCGACGACCGAGTCATTTGCGAAAAAAACCGAAGATCTCTTTCGATTTTAGGCCATGGCAACGTTCCTTGGTATCCAATGCCACCACCGCGGCAAAGCGCAACAATCATTTTGAATTCGGTGACACGAGAAGAAGACATTATAGTACAGTTAAAATATAGAATGAAAACACTTTATTATATATTTATTATTACTATACGAGTGAGATATTAATCTTCTATTGATATAATAGTATCATACGGAATATGGAAAAACCGGCATCAGAGATTCCTATTTATAAAATATGTCATATTCGGTCGCCGGATGATATTGCCGAACAAGCAGCCGAATCAACCGCCGCAAAAGCGTCATCACTTTCGCCGGAATACAATGTATTATACGTATTTTATGGGAATGTAGAGTTCACCACCGATGATAGTCAAGTTGTAAACATCAATGATGTATTCATTCGAGAACAAGAGAACCCTTTCTTCAAAACGATATTTAGTGATTACGAACTCTATTCGATCCGGCAAAATGAAACCAAGGTCGTCTTTCTTCCCGAGAGAATTTATCCCGATGATTCCATAGAAACAATCAAAAAGAAGTTTCTCTATTTGACGCGTGACCAGGTCGGTCTCTCGTATGCAGAGTTGTATTTCTTCTGTAAGCAGGTAAAAACGATTACAACGCAAAACGCGCATGATCACATCACTTCGAATGGAAAACTAGAAATGACACCTATCCGGGTTCAGAACTATTTACTGAATATCGACAATCAACCAACAGCTACAGAGCCAGGTGCTGAGTCCGTGTCTGAATATGCAAAACTCGGTCCACCAACTGGAGGGATCAATGGAAACTATACCTACACAAATATAGCAAATCTGAAATTAGAAGAGAAACCCCGTATTATCAATCTGGCAATGGGACAAGAATTGAATATTGCGTCTACATACGAATATCCCTACGCAGCAAATCCATTTGATGCAATAAACGCCGACCCTTTTTTAGAAATTCATGCTAGCGAAATTGTAAACACAACGAACAAGATGGTTCTTGTAGATTACGGGGTTTTCCTTCATAATACAATCTATTTGGTTTCGGCAGAAGATGTTCTAATTTATGCGAAAGAAATAAACATTGTGGCTCCTGTCGAGAATGCCGGCGCTGCCGCCGCCGCTGCCGCCGAAGCACCAATGCCTCGTGCTGCGAAACTAATCTATGAATCGTATATGATCCAGGTGTATTTCCCATATCTCTCGACATACCGAGATGAAACTCGTCATTTGTCAATTGAGCAGGGATCCGCAGAAGCATCCGGCGAGGTTGACTTATCTACAATTCATTCACATAATACACTTCTTCTACATAAGTTGAAACTATTTGACGCGGATAAAAAGATATTGAACGAGAGATTTATGCGCCAGACTGCGAATATCAAGTTATTATACGACATTTACGAGAGACGTACATCAGACCAAAACTACATTGATGATGGTATACGTGGTGTTGAATTTATGATTCATCCAGAGACACCATACAACCAATCTCTCGACGCGGTCTTTAAAATGATACACTGCTCGGAATATATCCCGTATATCAAATATAATCCGGGAAAGAAACGCGATAACATTTACAAGCTTTATATTTCAGGTGTAAGCCGAAGTGGACGCAAAATCCCATACTTACCCAAAAGCGACATATTTCGTCTTATCAAAACCACTGCGCGTAAAAAGAGTGTAGCGATGTACATTAATTATACATATTCTAATCCAGAAATACCAAATCATAAAGCAACTCATTCACATATCCCGGTTCTTTGCGAGTTCTATCCGGATGGTTCGATCTACGTGAAACTTTTTGTCAGGGTTTCATTCACAAGCGAGGAAATCGAAAATATAATCAAGGCAACTGTAAACCCGATATTACGCGTTATCAAAGAACATGTTGAACAAAGTGGATTTCAGATGACTCTTTTTACAAAGTTATACCATCCATTGATAGAGTTGATTAATCTGGAATATTTTTATCAAATTGCGATTACACGAAACATTGAAATAAAGCAAATGATCAAATGTATTTCTAGTGCGTTTAATGAGATAGAAGGAAGTCTTAAGAAAGGAATCGTATTGAGGTATAAACGTGTTAGTAATTATAATGACATGTCCAGTCAAGATGCGTATATTATTGAGATGATGAACAAACGGCAAAGTGATCGTGATATCATTGAAGGGTTACGAGATAATTATATGATGACGGAGCAAGATGCGCGTGTTAAATTATCGGGTATACTCTCATCATTACAAACACAACAGTTTTCTCGGTTTCGTGGTGGAAGTATTCGTATAAAGAATAACCCAGGATTCCTGACAAAGATAACGAAGGGTGCGTTTAATAATATTATAACAATTGAAATATCGAACATAAACAATGTATTATTTTTACCAGCACTCCATATTTATTTGGATTCGATTCTTCGTATCTACCAGAATCCGGGAACTACTGAAATTCCTTATGATAAAATCGCGGAATTATGCGCGAATGCTGCTGTTGCAAGTGCTTCTACTTCATCTATAAATACCTTGGATGTAAGATCTAAACCCGTCGCAGAAGCCGATGAAACTGTAACCGATGTTTTTGGACGAGACGCGCAAGCACGAGCCGTACTTGATGATGTTCGCCCGTCTGATAAAGAAGAATCAATGGACGTTATGGAAGAAATTATGCCGGTAATAAAGAAGCCTGCTAGTGGTGCTTCAGCCACCGCTGCGCCACTGGTATTTGGATTTGAAGCCGAAGCTCCAAAAGAAAAAGAAGTTGACTTGTTTGATTTATTACAAGGAGACGACGATGATGACGATGCTGGAGCGGATGATAGTGCACCAAATAGTGAACAGGGCGGCGGGGGAGGTAGTGGTGGTGGTGGTGGTGCAGCTGCTGCACCAAAAAGAAAGGCTGCATCAGCAGCAGCTCATTCATCGGAGGTAGAAGAAGATCTCTCGGATATAACCGGTATGGAATTATCAAATCCCAATCCATTCTCGAAACGCATACAAGAACGCGATCCAGTGATTCACTTGAACGAAGATGTAGGTAAATTCAATGCATATTCGCGCAGTTGTCCGTGGAATGTGCGTCGCCAGCCTGTTATTTTGACAAGCGAAGAAAAGGCGCGCATCGACCGCGAGCATCCTGATTCGTATTCACATAGTATCACATATGGCTCCGACTCGAGTAAACAGTATCATTATATTTGTCCGAGGTATTGGAGTCTGAAACACAATACAAGTCTTACTGAAGAAGAAGTGATGTCTGGTAAGTATGGAGCAGTTATCCCTCAAAAAGCGAAGAAAATCCCACCTGGTGCGAATATATTCGAGTTCACGGATGATAAATATCACGTTGACGAGAAAGGAAACTACAAACAACATTATCCAGGTTTCTTAAAGAAGGATGCGCATCCAAAAGGATTATGTGTTCCATGTTGTTTCGCACAATGGGATAAACCGTCGCAAACTGCACGAAGACAAGAATGCGAGACGAAACAGTTTGAATCAGTACGAACTGGTACAGAAATTTCTAAAACATCAGACACTGTTGCATCAGAAGAGGTTGAATTATCGCCAGGTCTCGCCACCGGCGCCGCCGCCGCCACCACCGCCACTGCAGGTCCAGCTGTATCTTTCTATTCGGAACCAGCCAAAATTAATGAAATGAAGGATGATCGTATTTTGAGTTCAGACAAATTCCCGCTTGAAAACAATCGATGGGGGTATTTACCATTACAGGTTCAAAAGTTTTTATTCAGTGATAGTCGAACTTGTCAAGTTAGTATCAAAAATACGGCAATCAAGAAAGATACGCCATGTCTTTTACGCCGAGGTGTAGAAACCAATGATCATCAATCGTTCGTTTCTGCGATTGCGTACTATTTCAAAGAAAGCATCGGTTTAACTACCACGACTGTTATTCCGGGAGAAGAACCGGAAATACCAATTCCAAAAACCGCAGTAAAATCTAAGATTCGTGATTCTATTTCAGAATCAATTGATGCAGAGCCACTTATTGCCGAAGGGGGTATTTCACTGAAAGAACGGATCTCAAAGTCAATTGTCGAAAGCATACAAAAACATTCCGCTCAATTGAAGAAAGCAACTGCCACAACTACGGCTACGGCTCCTCTTACTCCAAATGCCAGTGCAGGCGGTACCGCCGCTGTAGCCGGTGGCGGCGAAGCGGCAAATGCTGTCAATGACACCGGGTATAATTCAGAAGATGAAACACCTCTCGCAATGACACCACGTGCATCTGGTGCTGGTGTTGCCGCTTCATCAGCTGTCCCGTCTAGTTCAACCGGTGCTCCTGCACCCTATACATTATCACCATCAGCTGTTCCTACAATTCGAGAGATGCGAAGCATTATTATCCAATCTCTCGATATTGATATGTTTGTAACGTTACAAAACGGGACACTCGTCGATGTATTCTATAATCCCAATAAGGAAATCATTGACGTAGATAAATACAGTATGGCGGCAATCTCTCAAACACTCCCTCCAGAATCATTCTCTCGACTATGTAACTCATATGAAAATTTCATCGCGTACCTTGATGATGACGCTTCGATCATTGACCATACGTACCTCTGGGATATTGTATCGAGGCCGAATGAAAAGCTATTCAAGAACGGAAACAACATTATTCTTATTCATATTCCCGACGACGACATTACAAATAATGTACAAGTGATCTGCCCAACAAATTCATATTCAGGTGAAGTATTCGACTCTAACCGCAAAACAATTATCATTATGAAACGCGATACATATTATGAACCGATATACCTGTTTGAGAGTAAATCAAATGGAAAGTTTAGTGTTCTAGGCAGATTTGCAATCAAGAGTAAAACACTTATGCCAAAAATTAAACACGTCATCGAAAATGTCCGCGATCTCTATTTTTCATATTGTCGACTTCATGCGAGCCAGCCACGCGAATACCGGTATAAAATGAACCAGCCTGCGACGATGATTGCAAAGCAAGTAAAAGATGCAGGATTTGAAATCGAAGCACAGGTCCTCAATTTTAATAGCAAAGTCATCGGTTTACAAATCTCTCAGAACATCAATACGATAAAGTTAAATCCATCCAGTATTGTAAAAAAATCGAGTATACGTAAACGTTGGAAGGGTGTGATACCTACAGCTGTTTCGGCGCCTCTCTCGTCAACGACGGTGGGACCATCGCCACCACTGATAATGATGGATGATCCGTCACTCTGGACATTGAGTTATCGTGAAACTGTCGACTTCTTAGAAACGGTCGCTCGCCATGTAAAGAAAACAACCAAAAAAGAAGTTTACTGTCGACCAAGTGTGAAAGTTGTAGAAGATGGTCTTGTGGTAGGTGTTCTTACAGAAACAAACCAGTTTATTCAAGTGAACATAGATAAAGATCCACAATTAAATCAAGATGACGGACTACCCACGATAACAGAGAGTAATCATTTAATCGCAGACAAAGAAATTTCATCAAAGCCGGAAGGTACAGTTGATAAAGCTCGAGAGAAGTACGTTCGCTATATTCGTTTAGAAACCAACTTCTATAACGTATTCCGTAATACTGCGCGAAATGTTCTGAATCGTCCAGAAAACAAAGCGGTAAAAGACGACATTGAAAAGTTGATATCATCTCCATTTACGATCTATATGAATAAGTTGTCGCAAATTATCGCACACATGAAACGGCTGCTAACCAAGTATGTTGCATTTATTCGTTACAATAAAGACACATTGAAATTAGTTGGTGAAATATCTGGTTGTATTACGAGTGATGATGAAACGTGCGGAAAGAAAAGCTACTGTTTGAAAGAATCCGGTGGTTTATGTAAACTTCTTCTTCCTCAGCGGAACCTTATGTATCCGGATATTGACAATGAAATCGCGTATTTTGGAAAATTAGCAGACGAGATGATACGTTATGAACGGGTTAAATTATTCATGTTTGAACCAACAAAATATATGTCATTTCAAGACCGAAAGTATGATCTCCGAGACGATGAAATCATTTTATTAGAAACATTCATTACGCAAGAATACTTCGAGAATATGGAACCTGCTGATGAAAATCCATATGTATTTCAAACAAATTTTTATACGGTAGCACCAAGCAATGCTGGAAATCGTGTCATTCAGTCATACGATCCCGTTTATCGTAAGGAATATGTAGACCGTTATTTGGAATTGGAAGGTGCATCTGCCGCTTCTGCTGCTGCTCCTGGTGGAGCCGTTGCCGCTGCAGCAGCCGCTGCCGCACCTGATGTTTCCGCACCAGAGTCGTCACTTCAGATCAACGAGATCAATCACGTATTGGATTTTTGCCGTGAAGTATCGAAGCGTAAAGTGACAGAGAAAATGCGGCAACTATTCTTTCCACTTGCAAGTGCGAGTGCATTTGAAATACTATTTTCGAATGAAAGCAACGAATGCACATTTGATGTTATATTAACTATACTGCGTATTGTTGCACAAAATGCGTCAAAATGCCCGAGTGGCCATAGTTGTATTCGTCAAAAATCAAATCCTTTCACATTTAAATCAACAAACCCTTCTGCTGGGTCTGCGGAAGGAGGAGCTGCAGCGGGAGGAGAAGAAACTGAAGTATGCCAGAAATGCCGTAGTTCAATTGGTCATGACCATACTGAATTTGCATGCCGGCAATGCAATTACTTTATCTGTGAAAACTGTCGACATCAGCACGTGGACGAACTTGCAGAAATGACAATTACAAAGGTGAAAAATATACTCATTGGTGAATATGAAAAACTATCAGAGGCTGGTCTTGGAAAGAAACTTACGATGATCTTGAATGGATATGGCATGAAGAAATACGCTGACTTGATTAACCAAGACCGAGCAACATTATCACAAGTCATTCAAAGTGAAAACTACTTCTTGACAAACATTGATATCTGGATTTTAGCATTGTATTTCAAAATACCGATCGTATTTATTACACAGTCATTATTAAGTGAGAATGGTAAGAATATGATGGTTTTGTATGGCGATGTCGAAGATAGTAGTTATTTTTTCGTCCATCCATTCGCTGTCGCACAAGATGTTCCTTCACGATTCGGGTTAATCGAAGTGAAATATGCGGAATATTCATTATTGAAGATACCTCTTGATTTTATTTCTACTTCTTTACGAGAGAATATTCGACGTGACGATGAAGACCGAGTACCACTTGAAGAGTATATACGCACATTTAAAATTGGTAATGTTAAAAACAAAAAACGCGTATTTACGATGATAGAATCAGGTGTTGCGGAAGAACCGGCACAAGAAGTTTTACCGCAGGGTAATCCGATTGCATTTCTTGGTGCGACAGCGCCGAACTCGTCGCTGTTTCAATAACTAAAAATAAACTAAAAGATATATAGGAAAAATGAACCAAATACAAATACCTCACGGATACGTAACTGCTGAAGTTGTATCTCAGAATCAAATGAATAATCCTGCATCACAAGTAATTATAAGTGATGTATTTGACATACCGGATTTCGCACCAGCACCAGCACCAGCACCAGCACCTGCACCTGCACCAGCACCTGCACCAATTTTTGTTAATATTCCATTACAAACTCCAGTTTTAACACGAGCATCGACACCTTTACCTCCTGTAACCAATGCAATAAATAATACACAAGCACCAAATACCGCAATCAATTTCATAAAGGCAATCAATCATTCTGCAATGACGGATGTTATGAATCAATCGATCGCTCGTAATACGCCGCATATTAATCCGTCAGTTGGAACAAAAAAAACAGATGTATCACTTCCGGTGCCTGTATTAGTAACCAAAACAACAACAGCTGCACAAATAGAGCAGATACCTCCACCACCGTTACCAATATCACAAGTCTCGCCGTTATCACAAACATCATTGGTATCAGCTCAACCAGTTTCTTCTAATAACAAGACAACAACTCACCGTGTTAAACCAACGAATACAAAGATCATCATTGACGATGAAGATATAGATACTGCGATTGATTACGACGACGAAGAACCGGAAATAAAAAAAACCAAACTGTCTCTTTTTCATTTTGCCAAAGATATTACATTCAACTTGATATTCACGATTCCATTTCTTCGAACCAAACTGACTAATATTCTTCGAGAACCTTCTTTAGCGATTAATCAGATCGAACGAGTGTTTGATGAATTCAAGGACCGATTGAATCGTGTGCAACTTGAGAGCCTCAAAAAGTATGTATGTGAGGATGGAATACGCGATAAGTTAAATTTCATTCTTGAATCAGGGTTCAATAAAATATTATCCGATGGAAAAATCGATATCAATGATGCGCCGCAGTTTAATCAGCTTGTGTATTTCATTATCAAGTCATTTAACAATATCAATAACGGTAAAGTGTATCGTTTTTATGTATCTAGCGAACATGTGATGCTTCTTCTTCATTTCATATTAAAATCAGTTTTTACCCTTACATTGAAGGGAAATGAAGAACAAATGGCAATCGGTCTTTTAGACACAAGTTTTAAACTGGTTCAAATCGAAGTACTTCCACTTATTTCCAAACGTTGGTATCATCGATTCAGGATTTGTCACGCAGTTAAAGAAATAGAGGAATTGATCGAATAATTGAATGAATGGAATTGATCGAATAATTGAATGAATGGAATCAAATATTTAGGAAAAATGCGTAAACGGCGCGTTTTTTTCGCGAAAAGAACTTAAAGATATTTTCTCCGTATACTATGAGAAGGTGCGATCCACTTCCTCCTCTTTCGAGTAGAAGGAGCAAAATAAGTGTAGTTTTGTATATTTTCTAGATGACAACAAATCATTCTTTCGTCACAATTATTTTGACTGACATCACATTATGTGATATTAGGTACGCCTTGTGATGATTATCATTATTAAAGATTTGTTGAATCTAGAAATGTACAATAATTACACACATGTTATACCGGTGTAGCTCAGCGGCAGAGCGTCTAAAAACATCGTTTGTTACCCTTTTTACTACTTCCGTAAGGAAATGGTCCGTTCTACGAATGATTATCGCCTTATAAGCGGAAGGTCGTAGGATCGAAACCTACCGCCGGTATTGTCAAGCTGGACGCTATAAACGCAGCATCGTCATTTCATTCTAAGAAACACTCTCATTTTACCGGCATGGCGCAGCGGAAAGCGCGCGGGGCTCATAACTCCGAGGACATAGGATCGAAACCTATTGCCGGTATTCATCAACACTTCGCACCGGTGCTTCAGGCACTAGAGCAACACAACAAACCTCCTTAGCTCAGAGGCAGAGCGCGGGGCTCATAACCCCGAGGTCGATCGGATCAAAACCATCAGGAGGTAATAACCCAAATTATTTGGGGTCTTCGCTTACTTTACAGAAGTAAGTCGTCTACGCATTAGACACAAACTTTTTTAAACCACCTCCACGGCGGACGTTTTATCGTCTGACATCTACTTTACTGATAACTAAACATTGTCGGTCCGAAAGTCGGATGGTTATCTTCTTTACTCATTAAAAGGACGGTGTGGGATCGATACCTACAGGTGGTAATTGTCAAGCTGGACGCTATAAACGTAGCAAAACCGATTAAGGTGCATTGTTTTACCGACATGGCGCAGAGGCAGCGCGCGCGGCTCATAACCGCGAGGTCACGGGATCAAAACCTGTTGTCGGTATTTATCGTTTTTGTGTTTTGTAGAAATGCAAATGTCTTGTAAAAAGACACCTCATCGTATAACAAAGCCTACTTAACTGTATGTTTTGGATGAACCATTCTCCGTCTGACACATATTAGACTGTTTCACCAACGGTACGAACGTTAGACGGTTATCTCTTAATTTAGAATTCTTACTCGAGAAGTGTAATTGTGTCGAATGACTAACATACACAATCGAACTTTAGTCAAGCTGGACATTTCGCACAGTACAACTGTGGAGTTGAGCGAAAGCTCAAAAAAACGTAGCAATCAACCTGTTTTACCGGGGTGGCGCAGGGGCAGCGCGCGGGGCTCATAACTCCGAGGACATAGGATCGAAACCTATCTCCGGTATATTTTAGAAATCATATAAACATTTCTTGTTTATATTATTTAACTTGTAAAATTGATATAAATATTTACGATGAATGCATATATCATCGTTCGAGGAAATGGATGGAGAAGGACAAAACCGACGTGTCGAACAAATGAAGGCGGTACATGCAGAAGCACTGGAACTATTTACGCGGAAGAATGCAGACTATGGAGACGCGTTTGCGAAATATGGCGTGATTGGAGTTCTCATGCGAATCGAGGATAAAATTCAGCGATCCATGTCAATCACCAAAAACGGCGTGAATTTAGTGGATGATGAAGGTATACGAGACACACTGATCGATTTACACAATTACGCGGCGATGGCATTGATGTTGCTGGATGAAAAAGAGACTTAAAAACAAGTTCAGTTAGTTATATGGTTATGACCGCATATATGCGGTCGTATTCCGTAATGGTTACGCTCTTTTAGTTTAGTGGTAGAATTTGGGTCTTATGAGCCCACGGTCACGGGTTCGAATCCCGTAAGGAGCATTTTAACGATCAATATTCAAATACTAATGTATTAGATTAGTATTTAATTAAGCATATTTCCATATAAACCCACCTGCTATTTTAACTTTTCCATTCATACATAATGATATCATTTTTCTTGATACTTTAGTTACAAACGATGCGTTACTAATAGAATAATATTCATTTAAAAATATATTATCTTTATTATACTGACAAACCCTAGTAGAATTGGAGTTTGAATGTGGTTGTTTATTATTTTCAGAATAATAAGTTTTCAAACCTTCACTTATTTTATTTTTAGTTTCCTCACTAAGAAATTTCTTTGTAACGTAACTAATTTTATTTATTTTTGAATTATATATACCTTGTTTAATTTTATTTATAGTATCAGGTTGTTTCATTAATAAAGTATTTCTATCTGATAATACTTTTTTTAGTTCAGGATTATCAATATATTTTTGTTTTAATGTGTTCTTAATACGATTTTTTACTTCTTCAGTATGATTTTTTCCTTTAAAACCTCCTCCGCATTGACCTCCATGTGTTAAATTGTAACCATTTGGTGCAACACTATTATATTTTTTTATGTATTCTATTTCATATTTAAATCGATCTTCATCAAAACAAATAAGTATTACACTAAACTCAAAATTTTCAATACCATACTTATTAAACGCTTCTCGTAATGCAGGACATCCTTTATTTATACTTGCGGTTTGTATATGTTGATTCCATCTTTTTTTTACATCTTTATATGTTGTGATACCAATATATACTTTCTTTGAAATTTTGTTTAATATTCGATATATGTATGCCATTAAAAATATACCTAATTTGTGATATTAAAATACAAATCTATTTATTTATTATATTTTTCTTTATTTTACATCAATAAATTAAAATACTAATATTATGTATAACACAATATTCGTATTTCATGGTTAATCATAGGAAGTCGTCGCGCAAGACCCGTGGTCACAAGCGCAGCAGCACTCGCCGTCGTGCATCTACTGTGCGTCATCGCCGTTCTCATACTCGCCGTCATCGTCAGATCCAGAGCGGCGGATGAGGCCAGGCCCCCCCTGTGGGGAATTAAATAGAAGACTTACACAAACAATGAAACTGGTAGATTATATTGTTGTGAAGACGCGTTTATAAACCTATCGGAGAAATGCGGTACTGATTTAATATAATTCATGTTTCATGATTTGTGTGTATGAATATTTAGTATTACTATAATATAGTAAATATTCAGATATGGTTACAGCATCTAAAAAATCAAATAATAACAAGAAAACTACTGTAAAACATAACAAGAAACATCCTGATAAAATAGACAAAAACAAGAAAGACGACAAGAAAGATAAGAAAAAAACAAAAAGCAAAAAAAAATCTTCGACATCCAATAAAAAAAAGGATGAAAATAAAGGTGGTCCTGTAGATGAAAAGGGAAATCCACTTCCCATCGATAATCCGGATGGCGGAGACCCAATATGTCCAGGAGGGTATAAAATCGATTACGATTTTGATCCATTCAATGATCCAATCAATCCACCGTTTCGGTGTGTTTCATCGTTAACCGATCCAAGTGATGGTGCAGCTGGTAAAGAAGATGCTGCCGCAAACAATCCTCCTCCTGTGGCTGAGGCCGCAAATGCGGCAGCCGACGAAATGTCTGAAGGTGGTAGTCGACGTAAATACCGAAAAAAAACACGTAAACTATATTATTCTCATCGACGATTATCGCATCGCCGTAAGAGATATTAGAATCCCATATCATATTCGTCGTCCACTTTTCCAAGTCGCACCTTCTTCACATTATCCACGCATGACTGAATCGCCAGTTTCGGTATACCGCACTTATCCGTCTCCAATCCAACCGATGAATTCGCCTTGAACGCTTCTTCGATTTCTTCATTCGCGTCGGTGTGACGATATTCCACTGCTTCTTGTTTCATCATCTCGTCCATATTCACGAGCACCTGAAACGCACTTGTGCCATAGTATCCTTCTTGACCGCACATCACATTTGCTGAAATACCGCGCATCGGATCCAACTCTGCATGACGAGCCGCCTTCAAGAACATCTCCGGTGTCTCTTCAAATGACGCCTTTGCAATCGGACCAATGTCATCGCTGTTGATTCCATGGCGGAAGATTGAGATCATGGATGAGGAAACAGTCATGCGATCACATAACAGGCACACATGGTGATAATTGATCGGCGAGTCGTCAAATACCTCAGCAAGTTCATTGTAAATCGCTTGACGCGCAGCCTCAATTCCGAACACACGATATACTTCTTGAATGTCATTGCTCACTGTACGTTTAGCGTCGATATAGTCCAACCCGAGCATATGAATCAAATTGGTTCCAGTTGTATCAAGCACCCAACTATCTTTCTTCGTATACACTCCATCCGCCTTTGTCAAAGTATTCTTGATTTTACGCAACATAACCTTCTTGATTCCTTTCACACCACGAAGAACGATATTGTTCAATAACTGATCCTGAAATGACTTGATCATGTAGATATGATCTGACTGGTCTAGTGGGTTTTGTTTGTGACCACCGCCACCACCAAACCCACCGCCACCAGCGCCGCCGCCAGACTTCTTTCCTTGCGATATATTCTCCATACGAAGCCGGAATACAAGGTTGTCATCATTATAATCCGAGAAGGCGCAACTGACTTCGGTTCCATAGCTGTTCTTGATAGAGAAGTGAATATCGTCCATCGTCAGTTTCTTATCCAACATTGCAACTGGGTCAATCTTGATACGGATGATCCACTTGGATTTCATGGCCGCAGAAGCAGCCGCGGATGCAGCAACACCGCCAGCACTTGGTACATCAGGAACACCGGCCGTTCCTGCAATCACTGAATCACGCACGCACTCTTCAATCAACTTCTCGAACTCCTGGTATTGAGTCATTACTGCGCGGTCTTGTTCAACATGTGTATTCAAATCATCTGGATCAAAGCACACTTCCACGCTTTCTACAACTTCCGCTAACTTCGTATGCTCGATTAGAGGGATGAATTCTTGAACGCGCTCCGGTGTAGATTCATCATCCTCTTTGAAATACACTGTAATCGACGGATTCTTTGGATTCTCTGAAAGTGACAAGATTTCCTCAATACGTGGAACACCGCGTGTAGCATTCGACTTTGATGCAACACCTGCAGAATGAAAGGTGTTCAGTGTTAACTGTGTAGTAGGTTCACCGATACTCTGTGCGGATACCATCCCCACCATTTCACCCGGTGCGACAATGGATCGCTTGTACTGCAGATTGATAACGCTGATTAAGATGGAAAGCGCACTTCGGTTGAAACGCTTCACAAAGAGAAGCTCCTTCGGTGAGAGGTAATAATAATACATGACCTTAAACAAAAGCGTAGGCGGAGTATAATATAGATTCTCTAACTGACGAAACCCTGCTGATATCATGTCCATTGCTTCCAACGGCGTAATGTCTACCATTGAGTTCTGGTTGATTTGTTGTTGCGCCTGAACATTGTTGATGATGTGCATAAATGCCACCGGCATCTGGACATTCTTATTATCGAGGTTGTTGAATACGCGTTCAATGATCAAGTCGCGCATTTCAATCATATAATCAATCAGGTCTCGGATCTTCTTCGTTGTCGTGGCCTTTTCCTTCTTCATCTTCGCATACGCGGTCTTCGTAAATGCAGTAACAGAGCTCTCTTCAGTTTCACTAGAGTTGTCAAGTGGAATATGAAAGTGCGCGTAGATTTCGTCCATACTCATCGCCACAAGTGGGAGGGACTGATTCTCCACCTTGATCGTGTCGATTCCATCATCACCATAAGCGAACTGGATAATACGTTGCTTGCCGTTACGCACGGTCATATCGTATTCCACCTTCAGATCTTCCATACCTTTAATGAGACGACGTTGGATATATCCTGTGGTTGACGTATCGCGAACTTGAAGACCATTTGCCAAACCAAAATTGAGTGTCTTTGGAATTGTCAAATCATACATTTTCGGGTGAAGCGCGGGATCTACTATTTCCATTGCGACGATTTCATCCAGGATTACATCATTCAGGGTGCGAATCTTGTCTAATTTGTCAGTCCAAACAATAGATTTCATCTTACGATTTTTCTCAGGATGAAGAAGAGTGATTTGCTCTGAAAATCGCTTTCCATTTGATGCGCGGATTGACAAACGATGCGCTGGTTTGATATTCTTTGTTCCAAAATTGTTTTTCTTGAGTTGAGATTTTGATATCTTTGCATAAACACCTAATCTGGAACACAGAAACGCAATGTCTTCCGTCAATCGTTCGCTGCAAGATGACGAATCAATTGAATTTCGAGAAATATGTCCATCACCTGAAATATAACCACTCAATAAACCCTTAGCAAAGTCAGTATTTGAAATATATGCCTCATTAGGAATATGTTTGTTTTCTGCGCCGTGTCCAACTAGTTTCGTAATAAATTCAGCCATAATACTAGATGCTCCACAAATTGTCGTTGTTGTGCCATTGGCTTTGTTTGTCCTAGATCTTTCGACGCATTGAATATTGAACTTAGAGAACCAATTTTTAACAAACGATCGAATAGTTTCATCATTATTTGTAATAGTAATTTGGCAGTTATGAATGTTTCCTTCTGCGATAAACAACCCGATAAATACACCATTTTCAAACGTCAAATCAAATGTTTCTGGAATATTTGAATGCTGTCTTGATCCGTTGTATGAATATACGCAATCGGAAGATATATTTTCAATATTTGAGCGAACAACTGCTCTCTGAAGACGAGCCTTGCTCGGATAAGGGAGAACAAATGTATTGTTGTTATTTTCATTCCACCAGTTGGTCGGGATTTTCATTCTATCATCACCCATTGCTTCTTTCATGAAATCTACTGCCTTACGTATTTCAGAGCCGTATACATATTTGGTTTTTGGTAAATATTTTTCCATTGGTATCACCATAATTGAAGATTCACCATCCGAACTGTAATCACAGACATTTTTCGCAACAGGAACGAAATCGCCAACCGTGATTTCTTCAGTGTACTTCTCTCGAAACTGCTGAAGCTCCTCATTCCAAACAAGAAGCGACTTATTCGCGGTAACCGTGACATAACGCCCAGCCTTGGTTTTTATTTTGAAGAGCTTTTCTCCTGGGTCGTGACGCGTTACTGCTGTAATTGTCTCCCAAGATACATTTCCTTCATAATCCATCGTAACGATTTTGATCGGATGTGTCAATTCCAAGTATTCCATATTCTGCTCGGTCATATACTGAATCTTATTATCACTACCACTTGTCATCTTATGGTTATCCAAATGTGCATCAATCCATTCACCAATTTTGACATATTTAGGAACCTCATTTTCTACAACGATAATCGGCGTCTCCCATGTAACAGATTTAACAGCCGTATCAATAAGACCAATACGACCACCCATCGCGTGGAAGAAGAGTTCCTCTGGCGACAACCCCGAAATAAACGAACTCTCAATGAATCCACGTGCGAGAGGTCCATCATCAAACTTATTGAAGTGAGGAAGCGTGCGACTATCAAAACCGTACGAAATACGCTTGCCTTCGATTGCTTGTTGACCAAGGCACGAAATCATTTGCGAAATATTGATGTCACTACCTTTTGAACCGGAAAGCACGAGACCGATGAAACGGTTCGCAGAATTTAAACTCTTCGTTCCGATACCACCTGCCTCACTCGTGGCAGTATTCAGAATATTCGAGACCTTTGCTTCAAACTCCGCCTCGTTCGACTTTCCAGTCTTGTTCTCGAAAATTCCCAGATGGACCTGGTCGATCAGATTCTTCACTTCCGTCTTCTTCTTCGTGATAACATCTACGATTTGTGTATTCGTCGCCTTATTCGCAATAAGATCACTGATACCAACACTATATGCGTGCGATTTCATATATTCCGTGATAATATTCTGAAGACCGTCAATGAAGTCGGCTGCTGCGATATTCCCAAAATCATTGCATACACGCTGGATCAATCCGACGCCACCACCTCCGAGAACGCTCTTGTCGATTTGACCACGGATCATGCGTCCATTCCTGATTTCAACGACATTATTCGAGGTGGCGTAGTCCTCATTCGGGTTCTTCTCGCCGAATGCCTTCTTCTTGTATTTCAGGGTCAAGGGTGGCAAAATCTGCGACAAGACGTCGAAATTGCTGACATCCTCGCCGCTCTTGAATAGCGTTTCATTGACACGAGGATACGCTGCGAGCAAGTTCATTGCTTCCCTTGGCGTGAAACGGATATTCTCCCGTGTGAATAAGTATGACCCGATCAGCGAGTCCTGGAAAACGCCGATAATCGAGTTATTGTTTGCAGGACTAATGAGTTGGTAGGGAACTGCGGCCAAGTGGCGCAATTCAATCTCGGACTCGTCATCCTGCGGCATATGAAGGTTCATTTCATCTCCATCGAAGTCTGCATTATAGGGTTTCGTACAACCAACATTCATACGAAACGTATCTCCCTGATACATCACACGCGCAATATGACACATCATACTCATCCTGTGAAGTGTCGGCTGACGATTGAAGAGGATCGCATCCCCGTCCATCATATGACGGTGAACGATATCGCCGTTATTCAGTGTAATATTCGCGCGGTCTGCATAACGAAGCGAAATCGATTCGCCCGTCTTCCGCTCCAGGATCTTCGCGCCAGGGTACTCATCCGGGCCCGCACGAACCAGACGAAGCAGGAATTTCTTGTTCCGGTCGTTGACTACAACCGGCTTCGTAATATTCTTCGCAATTTTCAACGGAACACCGAGTTCACGAATGGAGAGGTTAGGGTCCGGTGTAATCACTGAACGCGCTGAGAAATCCACACGTTTTCCCATCAAATTCCCGCGGACACGACCACCCTTTCCGTTGAGACGCTCTTGAATGGATTTCAGCGGACGACCGGAACGTTGTGCAACAGGAGCACAACCTGGAATGTTGTTGTTGACTTGTGTAGCAACGTAATACTGGAGCATCATGTGCCAGCCGTCAATCACGTTCGCAGGAGCGCCCTCATTGATCTTGTCTTGAAGTGTCGTATTCGCCTTGATAATATTCACGATGATATGGGTAATGTCATCCTCGCTCCTTTGTGAGCCGTCCATCTTTACAGAGGGTCGAACGGCAGGTGGCGGAATCGCGAGAACCTGACAAACCATCCAGTCAGGACGCGAGAACACTGGACTAAATCCCATGAACTCGACGTCTTCGTCACTGATCCTGCGAAAGATCTTGATCACGATTTCTGGCGTCAACTTCATCGAAAGAGATCCATCCTTGTCCGCTTCAGCTGCACTACCTGCGATACTGGCCGCAGTCGTCTCTTCTAAAATTCCTTTGACATTGTCCCATTCCGCATAGATTTTTCCGAGACCTGCCTTCATGGTAATCCTACTAGGCTGAAGACAACCACAGCCGGTTTCGGTGTCTTCACCACAACGTTTGATTTTACTGGCAATCCGAAATACTTGAGTCCAGCGCTCATCTGCGGGCAACGCGAGAAGTTGCTTATTCGCAGACTTGCTCATACGAAGAGCACTACACTTGATGCAGACACAGCGCAGGATTTTTATAATCGTTCCTAGATATTGATAGTAAAACACTGGTCGAGCCAGCTTGATATGTCCAAAGTATCCGGGACATTTCATATAGTCAAGTCCGTCTGTTGGACAAATCACACCAGGATCAATTGGTCCCATCCTTGGGTCAAACAGCCCACCAATGACAGGTTTATTGTTCACATATGTTTCACGATTGGTGATTTCAGCAACAGATCCTTTCAATATTTCTTCGGGAGACATGATACTAAATTGAATACCGATGATTTTAGAAACTGGAGTAGTCGTTGTCATTGCCATTGTTTTTGGGTATGAAACCTTATGTGTTCGGTCTTCTTATATACCTACTATAATATTTAGATTGTTTTCAATTTTGTTGATATTTAGAATTTCGAATGATAATGGACGTAATGGAATGGAATCATGAGGGACGTAATGGAATGGAATCATGAGGGACGTAATGGAATGGAATCATGAGGGACGTAATGAAGAAAGAAGAAGCATGAACGAATTCAAAAAAAATTGAAATGGTTTTTTCATGAATGACGATCCACAGTGATTCATCAAGAACAACAAGAACAAACAATGCCATTCATTATCAAGAAGAACGACAAGAAGTCCCGCATCTTCGGAACCAAGCCAACTTATAAGAAACATCGCGACGATGAGGACAACAAGGGTGTACCTGAATCCGAATCCGGATCTGGATCAGACTCTGAAGGAGAGCACTCCACCGGATCATCGTCTGTGTCTGTTTCTGTCCCTGAGCGCCGCATGAGCACTCGCCGAAGCAACAAAATCACTAAAAAGACCAAAAGCGCCGCTGCGAATGTGGTGGTTGGAAAAATTGCTGAGGCGCTTGCTTCATCAGTGATTGCAGCTGCGATTGCAAACGGCAAAGGCAAAGGCAAAGGAAAGAAGTTACGCCGTGACGAAGAGGAGGAAGAAGAAGACAGTGACGCTGAAGAGGAATATGAAGATGAAGAAAATGTAAGTACGGATGACGATGACAGTCAAGAAGAGACAGAAAGCGAAGAAGAAAACAGTGACGATGACGAAGATGACAACAGCGAGGATGACGACGACGAAGACTACGACAGTGACGACGACGACGACAGTGATGACGACGATGATTACTTCAGCGATGATGACAGCGACGACAGCAGTGAAGCGGACATTGCGCGTCACAAGAAGGACCAAAAGAAAATGGAACTGCGTTGTGAGAACAACAAGAAGCAACTTGCCGAGATTAAGGAAACGATTCAGTCCCTCACTGAAACGATGACTTCCAATGCTTCGCTTGCAAACAATAAGTTCATGAAAAAGCAACTCGAAGAAATGAAGCAAAAGCAGCGTGACATTGAGAACCAGCTCCGCGCCGATGAAAAGAAGCGCGACAAGTTGAACGTCAAAGAGTTCAAGACACTTCTCAGAAAGAAGAACTCTACCAACGATCTCCGCTACTTCCGCCGTCACATGACGCCGACTGAGCAGCAAAAAGTCATCGCCGATTTGAAGCAGATCCACGCTGTTAGCATCATTCAGAAACCATACCGACTTTCCCTCTTGGAAACCGACATTCCAATTGCATTCAAAGCGATCGCCATGCGCAAAATCAACTCGCTTCGTCACATGGAGCCGGGTTGCGGTGAGTACTACAAGGTGAAGAACTGGGTAGATACTTTCATGAAGATCCCTTTCAACAAGACCAAGAATCTCCCGCTGACGATCGAAGATGGTCTGCAGCGATGCAGTGAGTTCATGGAAGCGTCCAAGACCACACTTGACACTGCAGTTTACGGTCTCAATGACGCAAAGCTCCAGATTATGCAGATGCTCGGTCAGTGGATTTCAAACCCAGGCGCGATGGGAAGTGCGATCGCCATCAAGGGTCCGATGGGTACTGGCAAGACTTCACTTGTGAAGGAGGGTATCAGCAAGATTCTCGGCCGCGATTTCGCCTTCATCGCGCTCGGTGGCGCTACTGACAGTAGCTTCTTGGAGGGTCACTCGTACACCTACGAGGGCAGCACGTGGGGCAAGATCGTCGAGATCATCATCCAGTGCGGCTCGATGAATCCAGTCATCTACTTCGATGAACTCGACAAGATCAGTGAAACCGCCAAGGGCGAGGAAATCGTCGGCATCCTGACGCACCTCACCGACACGAGTCAGAACTCGCAGTTTCACGACCGCTACTTCGCTGAGATCGACTTTGACTTGAGCAAGTGTCTCTTCATCTTCAGCTACAACGACGAAAGCAAGGTCAATCCCATTCTCCTCGACAGAATGTACAGGATCAACACAACTGGATACAACAAGAAGGACAAGACGCAGATTGCGCAAAAGTATCTCATGCCCAAGATTTGCGCGCAGGTAGGATTTCGTGAAGGAGACATTGCCATCCCAGATTCAGTGATCGAGCACATCGTGGAGAACTACACCGAGAAGGAGGAAGGAGTTCGCAACTTGAAGCGCTGCTTGGAGGTCGTGCACCGTAAGTTGAACTTGTATCGTCTCATCAAGCCAGATACGCCGCTATTCGAGAAGGAGATGTCGCTGAAGGTCGCGTTCCCGTTCTCGGTGACAAATGAGGTTGTGGACAAGCTGGTCAAGCAGGCCAACGATGATAAGCGTGTGAATTTGAGTTTGTATTTGTAAAATATTCTTCGGATCTTGGAAAAATAAATATTAAAGATTTTTTATTCGGTTTTGGTAACATGATGTATAATGTTATAACACCGAACCAACCGATTTATGTCTTCTTTTATAATTTTTGGATTGGATTCATGGAAAAAACAGACTGTTTAAACTATACATTCTTCCTCAAACTACTAGAAAAGGTATACAATGTTCCAGCTTATATGACAAGATCAGCAGATGAAGCAAATGTGTTAATAGATTCTATATTTGGAGGTCAAACCTATCTTTATTATAAAAAATGGAATGCAACATTTTTATTCACAGGTGAATCCAATTATTATACTGTGACTAATGTAGATCATTATGATTGCGTTCTTGGATTTGAATATACACACGACCGTTATGTCAAGTGTCCTCTTTATCTTTTATTTCTCTATTCGAACTCGTGTATTTATGAACAATTATTAGAAAATGACCGACAAATCGCTTCTGGTAATTTTGAAAATACGTATTTATCAGGTAGTCTGATTCCACCTAATGAGGCGTCTGTAGTGGTTACCAATAATTATCATGGCCCCGAAAGGTTACGATTTATGGATCGTCTTGATGAACATATGCAAGTATTTTATGGCGGGAAATACAAGAATAATATTGGTGGTGTTGTCGACGGGAATTTTAATTCTCCGGAATTGAATAAATTCTACCAGCGCGGGAAATTTGCAATTACAATGGAAAATACAGATCGACCATACTATATTACTGAAAAACTAATAAATGGTTTTCGGTCTGGCGTGGTGCCTGTATATTGGGGTACATCTAAAGTAAGCGAGTTTTTTAACCCAAAACGGTTTCTTCATTTGAAGTCTAGTGCTACAGAAGAAGATATATCTGAAATGATTGAACGAATGAAATCAATG